GTATATCATCAATATATTCCAACATCGGGCGACCATGCAACAAATTGGAATTCAATTTATGCCCAAGCAGATAAAGTCTGTACGGCTGCGGTAATAGCAGAACCGGAAGAAACCATGATTCAGAGAATAGGCAAATTGTTCGGCGGCTCTAAGCGCGGGCGAAAATAATATAATTTAAAACAATATAAAGAACCAAGACAAACAATAAATAACTTTTTATAAATATAATATAAATAAACAATGCATATTATATTTATAAAATAATGGGAAAAGATAAAAAGGGTAATAAGACTACTGCTAGTGCTGAGAAACAGTTGCCGTTTGTAAGCATCTGTACGCCAACATTTAATAGACGCCCATTTTACTCAATGATTATCAAATGCTTTGAAAATCAAACATACCCAAAAGATAGGATGGAGTGGATTATAATTGATGATGGAACCGATAAAATTGAAGACCTAGTATCACATATTCCACAAGTTAAATACTTTAAATATGATAGTCGGATGAACTTGGGAAGAAAACGTAACTTGATGCACGAGAAGTCAAAAGGCGATATTATTGTTTATATGGACGATGATGATTATTATCCTATAGATAGAGTATCTCATGCAGTTGAGATGCTTCAAAAGAATCCTAAGGCGTTGTGTGCAGGGTCTAGTGAAATGTTTCTATATTTTAAACATATACAAAAAATGTATAAGTTTGGCCCTTATGGACCAAATCATTCTACCGCAGCAACATTTGCATTTCGTCGTGAATTATTAAAACTTACCAGATATGATGACCATGCGGCATTAGCAGAAGAAAAGGCATTTTTAAAAGATTATACGATACCATTCGTTCAACTAGATTCTATGAAAACCATCTTAGTTTTCTCTCATATACATAATTCTTTTGATAAGAAACCATTATTAGATAATCCGGGACCATTTGTAACACCATCTGCAAAAACCGTGGACGATTTTGTAAAAGACCCCGAAATTAAAAAGTTTTTTATGGAGGATATAGATAATATTTTAAATGACTATGATCCTGGTAGCCCAAAGCATAAGCCAGAAGTTTTAAAACAGATGGGGGAGATGAAAAAGAAACGCGAGGAAATGGCTAGACAACAAATGGAACAACAAGAGCAACAGCGAAGACAAATCGCAAATATGAATCCAATTGAAGTTGCAAATGCCTATGAAAATAAACTAGCCGAACAAGGTCAGATGATAAATAATATAATGCAAGAAAATAACGTCTTGAAGATTAAAATAGATTATTTGGAAAAGAAAATAAGTGAATTAATAAAAACAGCAATAAGTAATAAAAAAATATGTAATGATGTAAATAGTTTGTAAATTTTACCTTATTTTCCGCATTTCAAAAAAAATTGACTTAAAGATATGTCCGTAATAAAGAGTACAAATACAAAGCAATCGGAGCAATGAGCGGATATACCTACAAGCACGACAATTACAGCGAGATGGATGATGATGAGTCCATTTATTCCAACAACCGGAATAAGGTCATCAATGCAATGGCCGACGAAGAGGACAAGCATTGCTATGTTCGCAAAGTTCGCAACCAATCTGGGAAGAGCAAGAAGATTCTTCTCTTTGGAAGCGGAGAAATCGGCACTACCATCCGGAACGCTGTAACGGGAGAAAAGTACTATGGCCATAAGGTCGGGTCAAAGAATGAAGACCTGTACTTCAAGGCAAGAATTTGCACTGGAGAGTTTAAGGATACGCCGACGTTGTTCTATGACAGCGCGGAGCAGTATGAGAAGCATTTGGGCGGCGCCCTTGACCAATCAATCAAGGAAAAGGTATATTTGAGACAGAGGCTATCAAGACAGGCCCTAGAGGAAACACCCAAGAGGGGCGGACAACTCGTTACCATTAAGTAAAAATAACACCACACCCTTATTAATTTTATAAACTATTCAAACTACTTTAAAAACAATATAAATTTTTTTTCTTATAATCAATAATATGAAGCATATATTATTGATTACGTCGTTTGTTGTAAATAGTTTTATTTTCCAAACTAAATTACGATTACCCATTCGCGCAATTTCATTTAATAATCTCAATACTCAAAGCGGCATTAATCTAATAATAAACGGTAAGGATATTGATGGTTATGACCATAGATATTTGGAATATAATAACTCAGATATTAGGCAACCAATAATTACGCAAACGCTAGTAACAGCAGAGGAAATGCATATGTTTAATAAAAATAATTATAAATTAAACTTATTAAATAAATTGTTGGACCCAAACGTATCTACTGTTGAAAAAATACTAGAAGTTGAACTATATGAACAACATGGCGACAGTTATAAATATTCTAATAATATTAATGCAGGAGGTCTATTTGATGATTGGAATATGACCATACTATAAATATGAACGCGACTATAATAAGAGAATAATATTCAATTTACTTATTACTTATTACTTATTACTTATTACTTATTACTCATTATCAATGTCGGAATCTTCACTTAAAACAGCATCACTAACATCTTCTGCATCAATCTTAGTAAATTTTTCAATATATCTATAGATTCGGTTAATATCTAGTTTAGTTATTTCATAATTTTCAAATAAAGAAATAATCTCGTTATCATCATGCTTGTTTTTTAAATCAAGAAAGAATGCTAACAAATCCTTTTTATCCATTCCAAGTTGTTGACATAAATCCTGAATAAATAATAAATTATTATACTCTGTGGAATATTTTGTTAATACTTTTGTAAATCTTACTTCTTGTGGGTTATATTTTGGCTTCTTTTTAAAGGAATCGTGGTATATTTTATTATTTTTAAATGTTTTAATGATAGAACTCATTTCGTTGAACTGCCAAATTTGCTTTTGAAAGGTAATTCTATCAATATAATCAGCAAAACACATATTATCTAACAATTTTAAATATACTGGTATTGATGCGGTTGGTTTCATTTTTCCTAATACGTCAATAATATTTTCATGCCATAATAATCCAACAATCGTTCTATCGGTTTCGTTCATGATAGACAAATGGTCATTAATACTATAATTATTATTTATTAATTTCTGTGTTATCTTTTTAGTATCATCGTTATAAGTTTTTGTCTGAAATATCCGCTTAATTATATCATTATTTAAGAGACTATTTTTATTCCTGTAAATATTAACAATTGTTTTTAATTTTCTTAAATCATATTGGATAAAACTAATGATATTCTGATGTAATTGCTCATCTATGGACGGCATTAGGTTTTTAACAATTGTGTTTATTTGTTGAATAGATGGCTTTTTCAATTCAATTGTATTACATACCTTCATTAGTTCTTTTATTTTTTTATCAACATGGTAATTACCAATACAAATAATAGGATTTAATGTGATTTCCTCTAATTTCTGTTTCTTAGTCTTTTTCGGTCTTATTAATTTTATAAGCGTGTTTATTCCACCTTTATCTCCATTATTCATGCCATCAATTTCATCCATAACAATCGCGATTTTTTTTATATTTTTATGAAACATGCTCATAATGTTCTTATCCGACATGTTATGTTTTGTTATAGTATCTATTATTGACTTATTGCGAATATCTCCTGCATCGTATCCAACAACATCATAATTCATTTCTTTAAGCACATTCATAACAAATGTAGTTTTTCCCGTTCCCGGCTCGCCATAAACATAAATGCCTTTTTTATGCAAACAATTATGTTTATTTAGTTCAAAATCTCTTAGCATATCCTTCATTTTATTTATTTCCTGTTCTCTATTAAGAATTTCATTAATATTTAAGGTCATTGTATTATTTGTTGTCATTGTGTTATTTGTTGTCATTGTATTATTTAATTGGTCCATATTATATTTGTTATAGTATTCTTTTTATGCTGATTTTTACTTAAACCAGTTTTATATAAAAAATCATTTAATATTTTGCGACAGTTTGAGGACTCATTGTCAATGCAATATTTGTCTATAAAACAAAAATAATTCCCATATTTAATAGAAGAATAGTTGTAATTTTTTATTTTCTGCCATACCTTATAATTCTCTTTTAATAATAGGGTAAAAACAAAATCATTATCTCTTCTAAGCATATCTCGTATATAATTATCATATTGATTTTTAGATATCCATGATTTAATATGCTTATGATATTTTAAATAATGTTTTTTATTTAACGTTACTAAAACACTTATAGGCAGAAACGATTCTATGTGCAACTCTAATTCTAGCGGAAGTTTATTTATTTTTTTTAATATACACAACGTATTTGGCGGGGTCATTGTTTATGATAATTATAATAGTAAGTTATTTTATAATTATCATAATATTCTTTTTATTTTATTTTATTGGCAATATTACTGTTATTTATTATGTAGCGATGTTGTTGTTATTTATTACGGGGGTGTTATTATGAGTTAAGCGGCTTAACAGCGCATGGGGATGAAACGCCAGAAGTAATCCCATCCCATGTTAGTCCACAACCAGTAGCCCATTTATATTTCTCACATGCACTATTTTGCCCGACATATGGGGCTACTGAAAAATTCATTTGTAAATGTTGTCCAGAACTAATGCTCGCATTACACGTTCCTAAATCTTTCACATTAACGCACTGAGCACCATTACTAGATAAATCTGTCCAATAGTCAGGACAGTTTCCTACAACAGGAGGCCATTGTTGAGTATTTTTTGATTTTGCTAAAGCAATTCCAATTAAAATTAAACTTATTATAAGCAATAATATTACTATTGTAATGACGGCATATTGAAAGTTCATTGTATTAGTATATAAAATAATAATATAATATTTTCTTCTATTAGAATAATATATAATGAATTGCAAACCCTCAAATGGTAGAGTTGATATAAATGGACCTAAAACAACAGACTTATTTCAGATGTATGATAAGATTCCTGTAAATCAATGTGCTACTTTTAGGAATCCAACTGAAGGATTATGGGATAATACGGATTTATCTAAAACTTTCTTCTCTCAAGGTAACATTCGCATAATTCAAAATGGTATAAGAGCGGGAGTATACCATAAATCAAATGGTCAATATGTTATAAGTGACCAGGATGGAGATACGCTAAAAATAATTATGAGGAGCACATTTTTACAACATGCGGCAAACCAACCGACAAATGTTCAGCAACAAGTAGAACAATTAAATAAAATTGTGCTAGAATATAGCATACATCAAGTGTTTTCTGAGGCAATTGGGTATTACAAATATTTAGAAGATGCGAGCACTATGTATAAACCCATGGACCCACCAATTATGTCTCAAAATAATGACAAACAATTAGAACTCAAACCATGGTTCTAAATACAATACAATACAATACAATACAAATTTTTATTGTTAAGGTTATATTTTATTATTTTGATTATTTAGTTTATTTTATAGGCATAATATATAATTTATGGCTACTGGTTTGAACGATACTCAAGTAGAAGCATTATCATTATTATTAGCGGCTATGACTGTTGCAGGGGAGGAGACATTACCCGGCGGATTGACAACTAACGCATTCGGAATGGATTTAAGACCAAGTAGCCGAATGCCTCCTGGGTTTTATGCAGAATCTCAATCATCACAATTACCAGGAGGCGCATATGAACATAGAGGCGAGGAAGAATGGGCCGAAGGGGAAACTCAAAGGTATGGCGGAGGAAAGAGAAAACAACGCGGAGGTGGTGCTTGCGAAGATAATCGTTTTTTAAGTTTGGCGATTGATGCTACTATTTTATTAGCATTTGCCGGCACTGGTTTTGTAGGAGGTCGCGCATTTGGAGGTATATTAGATTATTATATCAGGGAATATAATCTAGTAGGAGTCCCACAAGCAGTTATGGGTGAGTTATATGAATTAATATCAGTATTTAAAACAGAAGGAGCGAAGTCTGGTTCCGCTATTTATAGCGCATTAGCCCAAGTTGCCGATTCAACTATAACTTCTGGCGCGGCCACTGGCGCTGCTGTTTTCAAGATGGGGTCAGCCGTTGCTCCCGCGGCAGCAATCGCCGCCCCAGCATTTCTTGCTGGAAGATATTTTAGAACAGGAGTTGAGATGCGAAATGATATTAATTCAACAATAGAGGCCATTCAAGCACAAATTGGACAAATTGATGCTGGTCGTGTGACCAGAAGTTTGGCTGCTAAAAAGAGCGAATTAATGGAACAACTTACTGCGGCAAAGGCTGCTGCTGATGCAGGAACCGCACGAGCAACTTCGGCTGCTAGTTCAACTGGCGCTGTTATTGTTGGTGGATATAAAACATTCAAACAGGGTATTTGTGCGACAATTGACCGCGTTTTAGGTGCCGCTAGCAGAGCCCAGGTGGCTACATCAAGTGCAGTAAGTTCCGCAATGGCCGTAGTTCCTTCCAAAGAGCAAATTCTTACAGCACTTGAACAAACATTTGAAGGGTTCGGAACAGCACAGGCTGCCCATGATCCTATGAATGTTCTTGGGCGATACGGTGGAAAACAACGTAGAACCCGAAAACTAAGAAAACATAGAAAGCATAAGAAGTCACATAAGGGTGGAAAAAAATCCAGTAAAAGGCGGTCAAATAAAAGGCGTTAAATATAATAACCCGGGCCTAGATAAAACAAAACAAAAAAAAACAAATAAACACAAATAAACCACAAATAAAACAGATAATTATATTTAACAAATTAAAATATAATTATTCAACCCGAAATGGGTCTTTTTAACCGCAAAGCAATATATTTCTAGTTAGTAATAACCAACTTCTGTTTCTTAACAACCTTTGCGGCAGCCTTCTTTGTGGTTCCCATCATAGTACGCTCACGTTCATCTCTATATTTCGCATACTCTACAACCAACGCATCAAGTTCCTCTGTCCACATCTGCTGAATTGTCTTAGCCTTAATTGCATCCAACTCGGCCGCCTTGTCGCCATGCTCCTTCAGAATCTTAGCAACATTCTCATCAGTAACACTATCCATCGGCAACTTTACCAAATACTTGAAATCCTCATCATTATCAATTATATCATATCCCTTCTGTTTTAGCAGCAAATTAACATCGTCGCGTTTCTTACGACGCAAATCAACCGTGCCATCCAAGTTCTCCTTAATATATCTACTCTTATTTGATAACAGAACAAGTTCTCGGGTAAGCGCATCAATCATATAGTCCTTACGAGTCTGATACATTTTTAGTCGAGTATCAAAATAGTCATCAATAATCTCACTAACAGTTGCATACTTTTTCAACTTGTCTTCTGAATCAAACAAGTGCATGTTCGTTGTTGAACCAGTAGTAAATAACTTGAACTGCTTTTCAAGGCCATTGCAACCATTATCTAGACTGATGGCCTCAAGTTCATCTAACTTGCCCTTCTGCAGAGTAATGATAAAATCAACTGTTGTGTCCTTACTCATATCATCATAATCCTTGACAACAGGTGTTACCTTTTTTCCAGCCTTATCAGTGGACTCTGTCAGCGACTCCAAATATTCCTTAAAATCATCTGTCCATAGTCCAACTGGCAACTCAGTAACGCGAATCTTATCTGGACCGACCTTCTCATATTTTCCCTTAATCAAAAACTTACCAGGCAAAATCTTGCTGATAGTTCCATTAAATCCCTCATAATAAGGAACAAAGTCAAAATGAGCATTAGAACTTTCAGTCAATTTATTCTTTAAATAACCAATAATTTCTAGAGGGTTATAGCACATAATATCTGTGCTGAAACCAGTTCCAATACCCTTGGAACCATTTACGAGAACCATTGGAATAATTGGAGCATAAAACAATGGCTCAACAAGAAGCCCATCATCATCCAAATACTTGAGAATCTTATCGTCAGTATCGGGAAACAATGTTCTCGTAATCTTTGACAATTGAGTAAAGATATACCTTTCCGAAGCACTATCCTTACCACCCTGCAAGCGTGTTCCAAATTGCCCATTAGGTGTTAATAAATTGATGTTATTTGAACCAACATAATTCTGGGCCATGCCAACAATTGCACCGTTCAAAGACGCCTCACCATGATGATAACCTGAGTGTTCGGATACATAACCACTAAACTGAGCCACCTTGATTTCATTTGTCAGGTTCTTCTTAAATGCGGCAAACAGAATCTTTCGCTGAGATGTTTTTTGTCCATCCATCAAATTGGGAATACTGCGGTCGCAATCATACTTTGAAAAGTGGATGAACTCCTTATTGATAAATTCCTCATAACCCACTGATTCCTTATTAGTATCAAGGTAACTTTCGCGGTCATAGTCTTCCAACCAATCTTTTCTATCATCTGCCCGTTTTTTATTAAATACCATATCAATCGCATCATCGCATGGTTTGCCGCTATGAGCAAAACCGACAATTTTCTTCTTCTCAAAGTATTCGCGGAACTCCTTACCAGTACTAGTTCCTAAACCCTTATAATACTTAACCTTCCAACCCTTTCCGCAATCATTTACCTCCTTCCAAGCGTCATACTCACCCTCATTATAGAATACTAGTTCTTGAGTGCCCTTCTTAGCCTTCAAAATCGGAGTATTCATAAAACCAATGAATCCAGGAATTAGCGCCAGACTTGGCCACTCAGATTGGAACAGATTGATGCCGAGTCCCTTGATATGACTACCATCCAAATCCTGGTCAGTCATAAACAGAACCCTACCATATCTCAGATTCTTTGCAACATCCTCTGCGGTTTTATACTCTTTACCAGTTTCTAGACCAAGAATTTTTTTAATCTCGGCAATTTCCTTATTCTCTGCAATTTTCTTAACTTGCTCACCGCGGACATTAAGAATCTTACCCTTCATAGGATAAACGCCAATCGTATTCCTGTCCTCAGAGGATAGACCAGAAACAATGCCTGCTTTTGCTGAATCACCCTCACAGAAAATTACCATGCATTGCGCGGATTTATCAGTACCAGCCCAATTAGCATCAATTAACTTAGGAATGCCGCGAATATTTTTCGTCTTTGAGCCATCCGTTTTCTTGGCGGCCTTATTTTCCTTGACTTCAGTAATCGCACATGCTGCGTCCATGACACCCATTTTTGCGACTTTCTCAATGAATTTATCGCTGACCGTGACCGTGGAGCCAAACTTCGCGCTAGGCGTATTCATAAAATCCTTAGTCTGACTATCAAATGCAGGATTCTCAATATCACATCTAATAAACAGAATCAACTGCTCCTTAATGCTATTCGCATTCACTGAAATCTTCTTTTTCTTT